CACCGCCGCCGGAAGGCGACGATCCGGACGGCCCGCTATCTGATGTGTTGTAGCTGCTGCTGGATTCGACGCTGTTCCCAACCGACGTTTTTCCGGAAAACACGAACGTGTAATCCGTGATGATCGACGGGTATTCCCGGCCGCTGATGTCCTTGACAATCACCTTGTCGAAAATATCAAGCCGCGGGTCGGCCGGAAGATCGCCGGAGAACTTATAGATCGGCTTGTTTTTCAGCTGCTCGTACGCCGTCTCCGCGACTGCTTCAGCAGCGACCGTGATCGACCCTGCTGGTCCTTCGATACCCAGCCACAGGTTGTCGTCGTTCAGTTCAATAACGTAGCCTCCGGCGCCAAAGAAATACGTGTGCTCTTTCCCGTCACTGGCGAACGTCTTTTTCACGCGCACACCTGTAACTTCTACCGGCGTTTTCGCCACTTCCACGGGGTTGATCCACTGCGTAAGCGTCACATCTGCCGCAGACGTGATTGGGCGCACAAACAGTGCGTTTCCAGACACCATGGCATTTCCACCGCAGGCCAGCGCAATTGCTTCGATCACTTGCCGGATGGTGTGCTGTGTGTCCACGGTCGCCAGTGCGTTATATCCCAAGTCGCTATCAATTGCGCTGGCTGTCAGGCCGAGCCGAGTCGCTGCCAGCCTCCACAGCTCTATGTAATTGTGCTCCCCCTGCATCTCCGCAGGGCACAGCACATCCGCCGCCTTCATGGCGTCGTAGCAGGTCAGCGTGGTGACTTCGTGCACGGTTTCCACTTCGTACACCTTGAAGTGGCCCATGTCCACCATGCGTTCGATTCCGTCAATGGTGATTGCCGCTTTCAGATGTGCCGTGGCCCCTTCGTACAGCGACCAGTAGTCTGGGGTCGACCACCCGATGTCGTACATTTCAATCGTTGCGCATTTGCACACAGATAGCCCGACGGGGTAGCTGCCGGATGATGTCTGCGCCGAGATCTTCGTGCCGCCCGGGCGGAAAGACTGCCGGCCCACCTGCAGATACTGCCCGGCCTTCAGCGTTATAGTTTCACTGTTCCTCTCGAACGTGACATCGTGATCCCACGTAAAAGATGCTTCGACCACAAAGTTCGTCTGCGATGGGTAGACGCTTGTAATTTGACTGTCGACTGTTCGCATATCATGTCACCCCCAATCACGTCAGCGGATTGACGCTGACCATGTTAAATTCCAGGGACGTAAACAGCTCCTTGCCTTCGTTCAGGCGCCCGATATTCAGCTGTCCTTTGCCGACGTAAAACCACGCCTGACACCACGCACCATAGTAAGCGGAAAAGTAGTACAACTGGAACTGCTGACCTTTTGCAATGATCTTCAGGATCTGCGACAGCATGGTTTTGCTGACAGCCGCTCGGCTATATCCAAGTGCTTCGACCGTAAACAGCGGACTGACGACGGCCGCACCGGTCTGGGTGCGGCCGCTGTCCTCCGTGTAGGTCGTTTCAAAGTCATACGACAGCGCACCAGAGTCCGGCTGCGGAAGCGCCAGCCATTCATCCGACGGACTTTTTCGAATTTTAATGTATTCCTGTGCCATGTGTTACACCGCTACAAGCGGGTTTTTGCCCGTTTGCCCTTTCCGCAATTTTGCTTCGGTGATTACTTCATCAAACAGTGTGCGGCGATCCAACCGGGCGATAAATTCGTATCGGCTGCCAGCGCCGCCGGCTTCTTCGCGCACGATCTGGCGCAGCATGGATTCCGGCGCTTCCAGGTTGTTGCCGTTGCGCTGGTCTCCCAGCACGGCAAGGAACTGCCGGTTTGCCGGGATGACTGCGCCGCGCGCCAGCATCGGGATCTGCGGCACTGGCAGTGGATTCACGCCCCACAAGTTCTGGAACGGGGAAATGCCAAGGAAGTGCGCATTGCGGATCGTATTCAGCATGAAATTGATCCTGTTGAACGGCACGGCAATGATCGTGTTCATGCCGCGGATAATTGCGTTGACGACCGTGCGGAAGGTACTTTCGATGCCCTCCTTGATGCCTGACCAGATACGGCCGCCTGTCGAAAACACGTCCTTGACCTTCTGCCATGCATCGCGGAATTTGCTCTGAAACCACTCCGGAACAGACTTGAAGGCGCTTTTGATTCCATCCCATGCAGCTACAGCGCCGGATGAGACTTTTTCCCACAGGCCGCTGAACCAGTCCTTTACGGCCGTCCATTTTTCGATGACCCAGTCCACTGCCGCTGCAACGCCCTCTTCTACGTTGGCAAGAAACTGCTCAAAGGCCGCATCGATACTGCTGGTCGTTTTACTGATCCATTCCTTTATGGACGTCCATTTTGCAACGATCCACACGACCACTGCAGCTATAGCGGCAATCAGCAGCGGTATCCACGCCCCTGTGATGATAGCAATAGCACCGCCAATAGTTAGCAGCGCCACGGTAATAGCCGTAAGGTTCTTGCTGTTGAAGCCGTTTTTAATCACGTCACGAATTGCCACACCAAGAAGGACAAGCCCCGCGACGATTGCCGTGATTGCTCCGCCAAGCACACCAAATGCCAGCCCCAGCCCAATGACAGCCGCAGCAGCGCCGATGATGTACCCTGTCAGATTGTCGAAATTTATGCCGTTTTTAAGCATATCGACAACGTTGATGGCCATCAGAACAGCCCCCGCGACAGCAAGCGCCAGCTGCTTTGCCTTCGACAAATTCCCCAGGAACTTCTTTCCGATTTTCCACGCAGCGAATCCAGCGGCCACCGCTGCCACATACGGCGATAGCTCGCGGACAACGGCTGCGATCTTGCCAATTTTTCCGGTGTCGACCTGATCGGACAAATCAAATTTCGGCGCTATGCCAGACGAACCGCCTCCACCGCCGCCGGAACTATCGTTCGATTCCCAGCGGTTCATTTCATCTAGCCCGGAAAGCTGTTTTTTTGCCTTCTCGGCCGCGTCCCCTGCGGCCTCGGTTGCGGAAGCCTGATTATACAGCGCCTTTGCAGATGCATCCGCTTGTGAAGCCGTTTTGCCAAACAACGAGTTGATAAACACGGACACAACGGCAGTCAATTTGGCAAGCCACGCCAAAAGCGTTCGAATTGCCGGCAAAATATAGTTGTAGATTGGTGCAAAAGCGAAAATCAGATTACCCCTGATCTGCGCCAAAGATGTTGACATTTGTTTGTCTGCGCCGATTGTGCTAAGCAGCATTTTGCGCATCGTACGCAGCGCTTTGGTAATCATGGTGAAAATGAAGACGCGCTTTGCTAAGCCAGCAATTCGTTTGGTGAATTTCTTGAATTGTTCTGACACATTCTGCGTCGTCAAAGCTGCAAGACGCTGCTTTCCCACATATTCGCTTACGGCAGCACTGGCTTTTTCCTGCGCGATCTGGCTGCTTTCCAGATTAATCTGCGCCATTTTCAGCTGCTGCGTCGTTTTCTGGATTGCTTCACCGGTTTCCTGCGATACCGTCCCGGTGCTTCTGGTTTTCTTTTCGTTTTCGGCAACAGCCTGCAGTTCTTCCAGCTGCTGCCGCAGCGTGGCCACCTTCTGTGCGGCCTTGTCCACATTGTTCGCAGCCTTTTTCGCGTTGTTTTCCAGCTTCGCAAGGCCGGCGTCAAACTTGCCGCTATCAATCGCTGCTTCGTATACCAGATCGCCGACAACGTCAGCCATCGCGCGCACCCCCTGTCATCAGCTGCCGGATGAATTCATCTTCGTCGTCGGTCAGATGCGCCGACTTGAAATCGATCAATTCCCGGTTTTCGTCGTAGTATTCTCGCTCCCACTTTTCCAGCTTCTTGTGTTTGCGCAGCTTCCGCCGGATGTCCAGGATCGTGGAAAATGTGCAGTCACCGATCTCCATATAATATCCGATGAACGTCCACCAGTGCATATACGGCAGTGCTCGCACGTCCCGACCGGCCACGCGGTTGATCGGCGCGATGATCATCGGGAAATCCTGCTCCCAGTCCATCTGCTTCGGCTGTTGCCGCTGGTCGCCGCGGTCCACACCGCCGTCTAAAAACCACAGCATGAATTTCACCGCGGCGGCCATGTCCGTGATCTGATCCCAGTCCGGGTAAAAGATCTTGACCGCCACTTCGGCGCGATCCTGATCTGTCAGATCCGGGTCATTCAACGCGGCGCAGATGTCCAGAATTTCACGAAAGTCGCTGCGGATACGAAAACGCCGGCCGCCGATACATGCTGCCTTCGGCAGGCCGGTATTCATGATCTGCGCTTCTTCCTTCGCTGACCGCCGCCGTTGTATTTATCCAGGTATTTCGCCTGACGCTTCTGCGCGGCAGCGGTCGCAACGTCCATCTCGCGCCGGATCTGGCGCGAAACCGCTTCCAGGAACGAAATGATTTGCAGGGAACCGGACGGCGTGAGCGAAACGCAGTAGGCTTTGCCGAACACTGTATCGCAGACGGGCGAAGGGAACGCCGCGTCCACCTGCTCGCGTGCGTATGCGTCCAGTTCGCGGATCGTCGTGCGGGCGTCCGTATCGCTTTCCTGCGTGCCCATTTCGTCGGCTTTGGCCTTGATCGCCATCGCTGCCGCTTCCAGCCGGTCGATGATACCGATGTCGTTCGGGTCAAAATAGATCTTCCGGTTTGCGTCGCCGTTAATGGTGAACGCTTTCAGGCCGGTTTCAAATGAAATGTTATTGCTCACGCCGTCACCCCCTTATGCCGTCGCCTTCGTGAACGTGGCCACACCGTCGGCAATGGCCGCCGTGCCGACCGTGCGCGTGCCGCCGTAGGTCACGTCAAACGGCATGTCCACCGTCTTGTCGCCGCCCAGCGACTTCACTTCAATCGCGCAGCCGCTATAGCGTTCGGCGAACATCGCCGTGTCCTTCGTGCCGGCATAGCAGTGCACGATCATCATATCCTGTTCGGCCAGCGCCGCAACGTCCTGATCCTTAATCGCCAGCTGCCACAGCTTCGTCAGCGCGGTCTCGCCGGCGTCCAGATTGCACGGGTCAAAGGTCTGCGTGATGGTCGGCGCGGACATGGTGGTAAACGTGTTGCCCAGGATGTCCTGCGTGGTCTCCTTGTTCCAGTCATATTCCTGGCTGCTGTCTTCCACGCGCTTGCCGACGATCGACCAAACCGGCGCGGAAGACGTTCCGGTATTCAGGAAGGCCATCAGCAGTTTGCGGGCAATCGTCTGGCCCGCGGTTGTGTTAAAAGTCGTACTTTCAGGCATAATGCATCACCTTTCAAAATTGTTGTCGTACCGCATCGATAGGGACACGGCCCAGTCTTCCACACCGTCGGCATAGCGCCCGGTCAAATAGGCCGCCGACACCTGTACAAATGCAGTGATCGTCCGGCCATCGCCGATGTCTGGCCACGCGGCAAGCGTGTGCTGCTGGCCGTCCGCCGTGATCGGCTGTTTTTCCAGCCAGCGCGCCAGTTTGTCCAGCCAGCCCTTGATGTGGATGCGGTCAGTTTCCGACTGCGGCACGGCGCGATATACCACCTGAAACGCATAGTTGCATTTCTGGTACACACCGCCCATGATGTCGGTCGTTTCGCTGATCACCGTCGCCGCAGCGGACGGATAGATCCCGACGCCAGACTTGTCACCCAGTTCGCCGAACCGGATTTCACGCGCGCCGATGGCAGGGAAGTCATTCAGCAAGTCGCTCAGGATCGTTGAAAAATCTTTTGTGTCAACCATTTGATTCCCCCAGGATGATCCGCTTGCACTCCGCGGCCCATTCCTTGCCGTGTTCGTTTTGCGCGACTTCCGCCCAGCGCGGCACGCCGGTCGCAAACCGCAGGTCGCGGTCGGCTACAACTTTCACAGCGCCCTTACGCGCCCACGGCGAACCGGTTTCCGGGTCGACCATGACCTTGCCCATATACAGATACCGCGCATATGGGCCTGGGAACACAACCTGCCGGCCACCTTCTGTGACGTATGAACGCTGCTGCAGGCTGCCGGTTTTCAGCGGCATATACAGCTTGCTGTCCGCAAGCACCTGCTGTCCAAGCCATTCCTGTGCCTTGGCGAATCGTGGACCGTATTTTGAGAACCGAAGATTTACCTGGACGCGCCCTTTGACATAGCTGACGTCCTTATAGTGCTTGATGCCGCTCATGATGCTGTCACCTCGAAGTGCGCAATCAGCGGAAACCACGCGCAGGATGTGATGCGGTGGCACTCTGTTACTTTGCACA